CCATCTCTTTCTCCATATCGTGCGGAGCATGGGGGAGCGGTCTGGCCGGTGCTATTCATGGCTTTCGTTGATCAATTTTTTAAACTCTGAAAGATATGCAGCACTAGCCGCTTCGGCTGAGTCAAAAGTGCTATCCGAATTTCCTTCCCGTTCTGATAGATCCTTGCCGCCCATCTTCCAGTGGAATTTATAAATCTCACACCACGAAATCCTGATTGATTACTTCGTGCGTGAGTATTCATTTGGTTTTTGCTGTAATCCGTTGCTCGTAAATTCTCGATGCGGTTGTCTGATTTGATCCTGTTTATGTGATCAATTTGCTCTGGAATAAAGCCGTGATGCCACAAATATACGAGCCTATGCTCTTGATACCGCCTTCCTGAAAAATGTATTGATCTATAACCAGTTTTCAACAATCTTCCAGCTCTATTACCTGCTTTTGCATTTGCTCCTCTATCAAATTTCCAGTAGAGGCCGCCATCGCTGTATTCAAAATTGGCTTTCACGATTTCTTGGTTCATGAGCTTTCCTCAGAACAGTAAATTGATCACATCAGCCTGCGCATTCAGATCACTCTCCGATGCGCCCTGGCTGGGCCAGGGGATCGGGTCAGGTGTTGAACCGATGCGCGCGAGTGGCGTAGCACCAAATCGGCCACAGCTGCATCGCGGCGGCGATATTCGCGTTCGTACCTTCCCAACTATCAAGCAGGACCGCTGCCTGCTCACGGATAGGCTTGGCTGAATCGAGTTCAAAGCGCTGCTCGCAATAGCGAGCTGCAAACTCGCGGCTGATGTTGAAGATGGGGGAGGCCATGGTCAGAACCATGTCCTCGGCGATCTCTGCCGGGCTACGTCCGTAAGTTGCTGTCATGTCGATTCCCTCCTGGTTGTCATCCCAAAGCGCCCGATCTCTCAGGCGCTTCAGTGATGCTTTCCCGCCGCGCTCAGCAATCTGGCGTCTCGCGCGGCGTTGTTCGTGTCTGTTAAAGAGCTGAAGGTTCTCTGCCTTCGCTATCTCCCTGATCGGTCCCGCTTGATGCTTTCGCCTTGCGGGGTCAGGTCTGCATATCGCTGCTAGCTGCGTTCCGGTGGTCCGGCTTTTCGCCCTTTTCAGGGCCTCAACCGTTTCCGGTTGGTGTGAATCAAATATAGGTATGCCTTTAAAGCTAGTCAAGAGGTATCCCTTTATTTTTTCGTGCGCCCACAAAAAAGCCCGCGGCAGGCGGGCTCATTGGCGTCAACTTCTTATGATGCGGTTAGTTTTTTCCTGAGTCTTGCATCCATAACCAGCGCTATGACCACTAAAATTCCGAGCAAACCAGGCAGGCCGACGCTGCCCTGCTGAAACGACGCAGCAATGCTGAGGATCATGACCACAGTTATCACCCAGTAAGTAGTGCGATATCCCTTGGTCAACGGAAGGCGTTCCGTGTGCTTACAGCTTTCGCATGATAGCTCCTGGAATCCGAGGAACGTCTTCTTAGGCGCACCCTGCAAGGATGTACCGCATTTCGAGCAAGTGGCTCTGATTTCCTCTGTCATCGTCTTCCTCTCCTATGAGGGCACGAATTTCCCTATCACGACGCCGCAGAACTCAGCGTCTTCGTTCACTTCGATAACTGGATCTGGCCATGTCGGATTGAGTGGACGAAGGTAACGCCTCCCCATGTCACCAATCACCAGTTCCTTGAATGTAGCCTCGGAGCTGTTGGCCAGGCGCACTATGACCATGGATCCATTCGCTGGGATTCGGTCAGGATCAACATAGATAACATCACCGTCAGAGTAGGAACGTTTCCCATATGGGTTGAAGTTCGATTCCCCTCGCACCCTTAAGGCATATGTGCGCGATCCATGAGCTACAGGACATGGCATCCACTCTTCTCCTGCGCCCACTGCATAGGGGGCACTGGCCTCGTGCCAGGTTCCAGCGGCAACCCAACTAATCAGCGGGACTGGTGGTTGTTGTTGTTTTAAATACTCCCCACCATCTATCAGGATATTTGTGAAAATTTCATCAGATTTTTTGACGCTCGCACCAAAGTAGTAGTCCGAAGGTGCCATTTCTCCGGCGCCAGTGGCTAGCCATGTAGCGTTGACCCTGCAGACATCAGCGATCTGCACCAGGTAGGCAGAACTCCTAGATAACCCTCGTTCCAGTTCAGAAATAGATGCCTGCGCAACTCCAACCCTGTCAGCTAGCTGAGTTTGGGTGAGCTTTGCGTGCTTTCTCGCGGCTTTGATTCTGTCTTTGAGTTCCATAGGCCAAATCTAAAGGGTTGCCTTTAGGCTTGCAAAAAGGTATGCCTCTTCGTAAGATATAGGCATCCCTGTATTGAGGGTGGAGAAATGGAAAATCAGTTCGCTCGCCTTGTTGCGCATTTCGGTTCTCAAGCGGCAACCGCTGAAGCCCTCGGCGTAAAGCAGGGGACCGTTAGCGGATGGGTTCGCGGCATTCATGGCTGCACCGCCGACATCGCTTTGCTTGCAGAAATCGTTACCAAGGGCGCGATCAAGGCTCGCGATCTGCGCCCCAGCATTCCAACTATCGAAGCCGCATAGGAGAAATCCCGCATGACATACGCACGCCCCCTTGAACAACGCAAAACAGAACGCCCGAAAGTCAGCATGACACCGCAGTTTGATCGCCTGCTGAAGAAGGCTGCGGCGAAGGTTGACTTCGAATACGCCGCTTACCTGCGAGCCCTCATCGAATGGTCCGTTGTGAATGGCGCCATTGAATCCATCCAGGAAGAGCACGCCAGCAAGATCAATTCTACGGCGGCTTAAGGCCCCTCTGGAGGGGCCATGAGCGCACCTGTATTCGATGAACTGCCTGAAGCAATAAGGGTAGAGATCAGAGCTCTAGCAGAACAGTTCGGCTGGAGCATTGATCGCTGTTTAGAGGAGCTTCTTATCGAGGGTGTGGCTATGGGCGGGTTGACGTACGCGACCAGGCCTAAGGCCAAGCTAGTCGAGATAACGAGGGGCTCTAGAGGGGCTCAACAGTCCAGCAATGGAGGCGAGGATGACTAAATCACAGCACATGCGTATGGCGATGATTGCAGCTCTGCGAGTCGCTGCGTGCCGTGATTCTTCTTCGAAAGAAAAAGCCCGCAAAGAGTGCCTTGAGCACCTGCGGGCTTCGTTGCGTCCGGTTGCAGCCGAACGCGTATGACCAACGGAGACAGTATGACCAACGTAATCAGTCTCAGCAAGTCCCAGGGGTTTACCCGCATGGACAACGACCTCTATGAGGCCCTCATTGGGGCCGACCTGTCTGGTCGCGAACTCAGGGTAGCTCTGGCTATCCATCGCCTGACTGTCGGCTACAACGTCACCGAGGCGCGTATCGCCGCTTCCGTGATCGCTGACCTGTCCGGCATTCGCCGCGAGCATGTTTCCAGGATGATCTGCGAGCTGCTCCGCCAGCGGGTCATTTATCGTGTTGGGGGCTCTAAAGGCCCTATCGGTTTTGCACCTGTTTCTGAGTGGAAAATCGATCCTAAAGAGTGTGCTGAAAACGGCACAAAGGATTTGGCACAGAGTGCTGTAAACGGCACAAAAGTAGTGCCGTTCTCGGCACACAATAAAGACAGTAAAGACAATCTAGTTCCTTCGGAACTTGTCGACGCAGAGCGTCAACCTGAGCAAGGCGAGTTGATCGCTGAGCCTGTTCGCAACAAGCCTAAGTCTGAAGCGTGCCCATACCAGGCCATTGTCAACCTGTACCACGAGATACTGCCTGAGCTTCCATCGCTCTCGGTGATCAACGCGGCGCGTAAGGCGAAACTGAAGGCTCGCTGGCTGGAGAACTCTGTTCACCGTGACCTGGATTTCTGGCGCGATTACTTCGATGCCGTCAAATCCTCCGCATGGCTGATGGGCAAGAAGAATGGCCGCAACGGTGAGCCGTTCCGCTGCACCTTCGACTGGCTGATCTGCCCCTCCAACTTCGTGAAAGTCGTGGAGGGTAACTATGCGTGATCCCTACAGCCTCGAAGCCGAGCATGGTGTTCTCGGCGCGATGATGCAGCGCCCTGAACTGATCGACGTGCTGGCGGACGAACTGACTGCTGAGTCGTTCTACTACGCGGATAACGCCGAGGTATTCCGGGCAATCATGGCGGTTAGGTCGGCCAACAAGGCGGTGGACTTCCTGACCGTCGCCGAGCAGCTTGGCCAGCTCCCCAGCGAGACGCCTCCGCTGCTCTACTGCACCGAGATCGTGAAGGGCACTCCCAGTGTCGCCAACGCTTCGACCTACGCCCGTATCGTCCGTGAGCGCGCCGTAGACCGGGCTCTTCACATCGCCTCGCAGGACATCTCGGAGATAGCTAGCTCCAACGAAGAGACTGCCGAGAAGGTAGCTGCAGCACACGCAGCGATCATGGCCGTGGATGCCGGCGAGACCAGCGTTGACGTGCAGAAGGCGTCTGACGTTCTGGTGACTCAGCTTGAAGTTTGGCAACAGCGCTACGACCGCTTCCGCAGCGGCCAAACCCTGATGGGAATTTCCTCTGGCCTGACCGACCTGGACAACAAGATTGGCGGCTTCCTGCCGGGACAGCTGATCGTTGTGGCTGGCCGTCCCGCGATGGGCAAGACCACGCTGGCCATGTCCTTCTCCATCCATGCGGCAATCAAGGAACGCAAGTCGGTCCTCGTGCTCAGTCTGGAGATGGGCAACGGCCAGTTGATTGACCGTGCTGTGGCTTCGGTTGGCAAGATCCCGCTTACCTTGGTGCGCAACGGCACCGCCTGTGAGGACCATGGCACTGAGCTTGGCGCTGCTACCCGCACGCTGCAGATGTCGAATCTGTTCCTGGCGGACAAGCCGGCGCTGAACACAATTGGCCGCGTCCGCGCCATGGCTCGCCGCCACAAGATGCGGTATGGCCTTGACATGCTGATGGTGGACTACCTGCAGCTCATGGATGGGGATGGGGAGAACCGCGTCAACGTCATCAGCGCTATCAGCCGAGGCTTCAAGCTACTAGCGAACGAGCTGAATGTCCCCGTAATCCTGCTCAGTCAGCTTTCCCGCAAGTGTGAGGAGCGCCCGAATAAGCGCCCGATCCCCTCTGACCTGCGCGAGTCCGGTGCCATCGAACAGGACGCCGACATCGTCCTCTTCGTCTACCGCGACGAGGTCTACAACGAGCAGTCCGAGTACAAGGGCGTTGCCGAAATCATCGTCGGCAAGGGGCGTGACGTTGAGCTAGGGACCGTACGAGCCGCCTTCCAAGGTCAGTTCAACCGCTTCGACAATCTGGCCGGCGACTGGCGTCCAGAAGAAGTGGAGAAGCCGCAGAAGGTAACGCGCCTCTCAGACCGCTACGGCAAAGGAGGGGCCAGCCATGGCTGATATCTGCGACATCGCCAACGACTACGCCGAGCAGGAGCTAGCAGACCGTCTCTTTGGCCGCGTGCAGTACCTAGGGCAGAGCGCTACTCACTGCGAGGACTGCGACTGCGAGATTCCCGAGGCGCGCCGCATTGCTGTGCAGGGATGCGTGCGCTGTACCGAATGCGCTGACCTGGAGGAACGCCGCCATGGCTGACTTCTCAATCATCGCCATCCTGTCCTTCTTCGGCTGGCTTTCCATCGACCGCAGGAACCTGATCGGCGTGCTGCTGTGCATCGCTCTGGCGATTGCGCTGGGGGTGAGCAATGCGTGAATACCAGAAGCCAGACATCTACACCGACGCAGACTGGGAAATGGTCCAGGGCTACATGCGCGGGAAAGACGGGATGTTTCCTGAGTCCCAAGGCGCTGCCTACATGCATGGCTATCGCAACGGAGAATCTGACCGTCGCGGTGTTCCCCATGAGCGCGCCGAGGTGCTTCGTCGCCGCGCCATGATGATCCCCGGAATCACGCCGATGGAGGAGATCAAGCATGGCTGATCGCACCTTCCGCATCCAAGGCGCAGCAGGAATCCGTCCTGCTTTCATCGCCGCTTGGAACCTAGTCCAGGGCCTCATGCGTGACGCGCAGGGCGGCTACGAGCTGGTACTGCGCCCGCTCAAGTCGAAGCGCTCCATTGAGCAGAACAAGCGGT